AAATCCTGCACAAGCAGTAGGACAACAAGTTAGTGGTGTTGAAGCTAGAGATGTGGCTTATTACATAAATGGTTTAGTTAAAAAAGGTAAGTTACCAAGTGCACTAGCTGCAGAAGTAGAACCTAAAAAGTTTTCACAAAAAGTAAAAGAACAAGTTGATAACTTTGGTAAAGAATATGAACTTGTTGAAAACAATTTAAAAATATTACAAAATATTGTAAAGAAAAAACAAAATCAAAATGTAAGACTTGACAATAAAAATGTTAAAGTTGATTTATATACAGCGTCTGCCATTATGAATGTTTATAATGCTGTAAGTAGAGATAACAAAAAGAAAATGGAAAAGATGATGAATGGTAATCTAAATCAGTTTCTAAAGTTACAAGGTGCAGCATTTAAGTTAAATAGGTAAAAAAATGAGATTCAAAGAATACTATAATTTTCCATATTCAGATATAAGTCAAAAACCTATGGCTGATTTAAATGCATCTAAAAAGAAAAAAGAAAAAAAAGTTAATGAGAAAATTAATATTCCTGATGCAAGTTATGCAGCAGATATGCATTCAGACGGAACTATGAGTGTTCAAAAGGTGATGGGTAAACCAGTTTTAATTATGAAAAGTTATCATAAAGAAAAAGATGGTCAAGACTTTGCAAAAGCTTATGGTTATAAAGTAAAGAATTACAAGAAGACACCAAGAGGCTCAAGAATGGATATTTCAGAAAAAGTTGAATTAAATGAAAAAAGAGTTGCACAAGGTAATGTTGCAATTTCTTTTGATGTTGATTCTTTCGGTGGTAAGAAAGCAACATTGTTTGTTAAGGGCACTGGTATTATTGATATCCCTGCAAGTCAAGGTAAAAACTTTTTAGCAGTTGTTAAAAAATTAAGAGATAGTGATTTTAAATAATGATTTTTAGTCAAATTAAAATGGCAATGACTATTATTCTATTAGTCGGTATTAGTGGAGCTGTAATATATGTTATGAAACTTCGCTCAGATAATGCCATTCTCAAAGCAAATCAAGTAAAATTAGAAGCCGCAGTAGAAACTCAAAAAGAAGCATTAGAACAACAAAAGAAAGACTTTGATGCTATTATGATAGCTAATAAGAATCTTACTGAATTAAATAATAATTTAAGAAAAGATTTAAATGAATTAGACAAAAGATTTAATAAAAAAGAAAGAGATATAGGTAAACTAGCAATAGAAAGAACAAAGGCAATTGAGAGAGTAATAAATAAAGCGAGCAAGAGTGCTAAAAGATGTGTTGAGATTGCATCTGGTGCACCATTAACTGAAGAGGAAAAGAATGCAACAAAGAAAAGTGAAATCAATAGGGAATGTCCTTCTATCGCTAATCCTAATTATGTTCCTTACTAGTTGTTCAACTATTAAACAATTAGAAATATTTTCAAAACCAATAGAAAGACAACCACTTGCACTAGAAGACCCTGTACTACCAAAACTTGAAGATATAAAATGGTATATCATAACTTCAGAAAATGCAGAAGAAGTATTTTCTAAATTAAATGAAAAAGGTATAGACCCTGTCTTATTTGGTTTAACAGATTCAGACTATCAGTTGATAGCAAAGAACTTTGCACAAATTCGTAATCATATGAAAATGCAAAATGATATTATTAAACAATACAAGAATTACTATGAACCACCTAAAAAAGAAGAGAAGTAATGGAGTTTATTTTAGATTTAGCAGTTAGATTTTGGATGTGGACAGTTGTCATAATTTTAATTATTATTGGTTTAATTATTAATTTTATAGATAAAAAACAAATCAATAAACCAAGAGTTAATTTTAAATATAAAGACTACCCACATATGAAACCAATTAGAATTGCTACTAAAGATAAAGGTTTTTGGTCAGCTGTGATAATGTGGTTATTGGGTGGTAGAAGATGGGAAATATCAAAAGATTTTGTTTATGAACTAAACGGTGTTAAGTATGTTATACCAAAAGGATTTACCTTTGATGGTGCAAGTGTACCTAAATTTCTAGCAACATTTTTGTCACCTGTCGGTGTTTTATTGTTAGGTGGTTTAATACACGATTATGCTTATAAGTATGCTGCATTGAAACCAGCTTTACAAAAGTCATCACTTTTAGTGTTGAATCAAAAACAAGCAGATAAAATATTTAGAGATATTAATATTGAAGTTAATGGTTTTTATTTTCTAAACTATCTTGCTTATTGGGCACTAAGACTTGGTGGGTGGTTAGCATGGAATGGTCATAGAAAAAGAAACGCAAAAATAGGAGAGTAAAATGAAAGAGTGGATGTCTGACGCAGTAGAATGGGTAAAAGATAGATGCCAAGAAAGAACAACATTAGATGGTGTTGTTTTAGTTGCAATGGGTCTTATTGCCTTATTCTTTCAAGGATTAATTACGATAGCTGCATATGCTGCAATAGTATATGGAGTTTGGACAATATGGAAGTCTGAGTGGTAGTGTCAATATTCTAACTATTTGATTTGTCAAATTATATAAGTAGTCAAATTTTTGAACATTTATAAATATAAGTATGACTATCAAAACAGATTTAGAACTATTAAAAAAAGATGTGGAGGATATGAAAAATATCCATACACGATTAGACACAGCCATTGTTAAACTAACAGATGTGTCTAATTGTGTGCATCGTATGCTCGCAGTACACGAAGAAAAGATTGCAAGACAAGAAGAAGAAATAATACATAATGAGAAAGAAATAAAAAAAGAAATACAAGAATTACATTCAAGAGTTACATCAAATTACAAAGAGTTGGTTGTTCTAATAACAGAACACAATTCAAAAGATGAAGAAAGATTTCATAAGTTACAAAGAGAGTTATCTAGTAGGGTAGGTATATTAGAAAAGTGGCGTTGGTTAATAATTGGTGGTTCTATAGTTGCAGGGTTTATTTTACACAAATTCATTTTGTTTGCCATATAGCCTTGACAAATTTCAAAACATAATATATAATTTACTTTATGAATACTTTTATTGATATAAAATACATAGGATTACTATCCCCAAAATTAGAACAATTTAAGAAAAAGAACGATGGTTTATATAACTTTCGTTGTCCGTATTGTGGTGATTCTAAAAAAAACAGAACTAAGGCTAGAGGTTATCTTATTCACAATAAAACATTTTTTGTGTATAAGTGTCACAACTGTGAAAAGAGCACTGATTTCTCTAGTCTTTTAAAGTTTGTAAATACTGGTTTATATGATGAATATAATTTTGAAATGTACAAAAACAAAGAATTATATATACAATCAGACGATAATAAAAAAGAATTAAATTTAACTAAACCAGCTTATTTGAAAGGGGATTCACCACTTAAAAATATCAAGAAAATCTCACAACTTAGTCCCTTTCACCCTGCAGTCAAATGGGTTAGAGAAAGAAACATTCAAAGTCGTTTTCATTATAAGTTGTTTTTCTGTGATAAGTTTTTTAAGTGGGTCAATACTTTTATTCCGAACAAATTTCCATCTTTGAAAGGTGACCATCCTAGATTGGTGATACCTTTTCTTGATAAAGAGAATAAGATGTTTGCACTACAAGGTCGTGCGTTCGGAAAAGAAGAACCTAAATATCTAACAATCAGATTAGATTATTCAAAAAAGTTATATGGTTTAGATACTATCAACTGGAACAAAAAGATGTATGTCGTTGAGGGTCCTATTGATAGTTTGTTCTTAGATAATTGTGTTGCAACTGCACACTCTGATTTAAGAATTGATAAAAAAGAGAATGTAGTTTTGGTACCAGATAATGAACCTAGAAATAAAGAAATAGTAAAAAGAATTAAAAGTTTTATTGATGATGATTTTTCTGTATGTTTGTTTCCTGAAAACATTCAACACAAAGACATCAACGATATGGTCTCTTCTGGTATGAGAGATATAAAAAAATTAATAGACGAAAACACATATAGAGGACTAGAAGCAAAAGTCCGATTTAACACTTGGAGAAAAGTAGATGCTTAACGGAAAATTACCAACTAAATATCAAGAATTTATTCACCTGTCAAGATATTCAAGGTGGCTACCAAAAGAAGGTAGAAGAGAAACTTGGAGAGAAACAGTAACAAGATACTTTGATTTCTTTCAAGAGCATTTAAAAGAAAGTTGTAATTATAAATTAGATTCAAAATTAAGAGAAGAGTTGGAAGAAGCCGTTATACATTTAGATGTTATGCCATCAATGAGATGTTTAATGACTGCAGGTGAAGCATTAAGAAGAGAGAATATTGCTGGATATAACTGTTCTTATGTTTCAGTAGATAGACCACAAGCATTTGATGAAATACTTTATGTATTGATGAATGGTACAGGTGTAGGTTTTTCAGTTGAAAGACAATTTGTAAGTAAATTACCAGATGTGGCTGAAGAGTTTCATCCTAGTGATACCACAATAGTTGTACAAGATAGTAAAATGGGTTGGGCTAAAGCTTTCAAAGAATTAGTTGCTATGTTGTATCACGGACAAATACCAAAATGGGATTTAAGTAAAGTTAGACCAGCTGGTGCACCATTAAAAACATTTGGTGGTAGAGCATCAGGACCTGAACCACTTGAAAGATTATTTGAATTTACAAGAGAAGTTTTTCAGAATGCTGCTGGTAGAAAATTAAGTAGTATTGAGTGTCACGATATTGTTTGTAAAACAGCAGAGATTGTTGTTGTAGGTGGTGTTAGAAGAAGTGCATTAATAAGTTTATCAAATCTTTCTGATGATAGAATGAGAGTTGCAAAGTCTGGTCAATGGTGGCAAGACAATGGTCAAAGAGCTCTTGCTAATAACAGTGCAGCATATACAGAAAAACCAGACATTGGTATTTTTATGGATGAATGGAAAGCACTTTATGATTCTAAATCTGGTGAGAGAGGAATATTTAATAGAGAGTCTGCACAGAAGATTGCAGAGAAAAGTGGTAGAAGAGATTCAGATTATGAATTTGGAACTAACCCTTGTTCAGAGATAATATTACGAAGTAGAGAATTTTGTAATTTATCTGAGGTTGTTGTTAGACCAAATGATACTGAAGAAAGTTTATTGAAAAAAACAAGACTTGCAACTATTCTAGGTACATTTCAATCAACACTAACGAACTTTAAATATGTAAGTAAAGATTGGAAAAAGAACTGCGAAGAAGAAAGACTTCTTGGTGTATCACTCACTGGTATTATGGATAATAAATGGACTGCCGGTAAGATAAATGGTTTAGATGTGTTATTACAAAATCTAAGACAAATGAGTGTTGACACAAATAAAGAATATGCAGATGCATTAAAGATTAATCAATCAACAGCTATAACTTGTGTGAAACCATCTGGTACTGTTTCTCAGTTAGTAGATAGTGCAAGTGGTATTCACGCAAGACACAATCCTTACTATATTAGAACTGTAAGAGGTGATAAGAAAGACCCACTTACAAAGATGATGGTTGATTTTGGATTTCCAGCTGAAGATGATGTAATGAAACCAAAAGACACAACAGTATTCTCATTTCCTATAAAATGTAGTGAAGATGCCGTGTTTAGACAGGATATGACGGCCATAGAGCAATTAGAATTATGGAAGACAT